TACAGACCATAATCAATATCTTGGTAATCCTAATTTAAAAAAATCTAATGTTAAAGTAGAGTTTACAAAAAAACAAATACAAGAATATCAAAAGTGTATGGAAGACCCTGTATACTTTATACAAACACACATGAAGATTGTATCTCTTGATGAAGGTCTTGTGCCATTTGACATGTATGACTTTCAACAAGACATGGTAAAAACATTTCATGAGAATCGTTTTACAATCTGTAAACTTCCTAGACAGTCTGGTAAGTCAACAACAATTATTGCATACCTATTACATTATGTTTTATTTAACGAGAATGTTAATGTAGCGATACTTGCAAACAAGTCATCTACTGCTAGAGATATACTAGGTAGATTACAATTAGGATATGAGAATCTTCCTAAGTGGTTACAACAAGGTGTTGTATCATGGAACAAAGGAAGTTTAGATTTAGAGAATGGTTCAAGTATACTTGCCGCCTCAACATCTGCCAGTGCGATTCGTGGTGGTTCTTATAACATTATTTTCCTTGATGAGTTTGCATATGTACCAACATCATTAGCTGAAGAATTCTTTAGTTCTGTATATCCTACAATATCATCTGGTAAATCTACAAAGGTAATGATAGTATCTACCCCACATGGTATGAATATGTTTTACAAATTGTGGACTGATGCAGTAAGTAAAAAGAATGACTACATCCCATTAGAAGTACATTGGTCAGAAGTGCCAGGCAGAGATGAAGTGTGGAAAGAAGAAACAATAAGAAACACATCTCAATCTCAATTTAACTCAGAGTTTGAATGTGAGTTTCTTGGTTCGATTGATACTTTAATTTCTGCACATAAATTAAAACAAATGCCTTTTATTGAACCAGTGCAAAGTAATGCAGACTTAGATATATTTGAAAGACCAGACCCAGCTAAAACTTATTTTATGACTGCAGATGTTTCACGAGGAACATCACAGGATTACTCAGCATTTTTAGTATTTGATGTTACTACCATGCCGTACAAAGTAGTTGCCAAATATAGAAACAATGAAGTTAAACCTTTAATGTTTCCACACAAAATATACGAAGTTGCAAAAGCATACAATGAATGTTTTGTATTGATTGAAGTAAATGATATAGGGGAACAAGTTGCTAACGCAATGCAGTATGATTTAGAGTATGATAATCTAGTTATGGCATCTATGCGAGGTCGTGCTGGTCAAATACTGGGAGCAGGATTCTCTGGTGGTAGAGCTCAATTAGGAGTTAGAACTACAAAGGCAGTAAAGAGAATAGGATGTTCTAATTTAAAACAATTAATAGAATCAGATAAACTAATGATACCAGACTACGATATCATGAGTGAGTTATCTACATTTATTGTAAAAGGTTCTTCTTGGCAAGCTGATGATGGTTGTACTGATGACTTAGTTGCATGTTTATTTATATTTGCTTGGGCAGTCGACCAAATATACTTCAAGGAACTAACTGATAATGATATTAGAGAAAGAATGTACCTTGAACAAAAAGACCAGTTAGAACAAGACATGGCTCCCTTTGGATTTATCGATAATGGAATAGATGAACCAGAAGTAGAAATAGATGAATATGGAACTAAATGGACTACTGTAACTAGAGATTACAATTCTGATTGGTAGTTATAGGAATGTTGGGTCTAATAAATCGTTATCTATCTTAATTAAACAGTTAGAACATACTATCTTAGATGTATCAACAAGTCTTTTCACAGTTTTTCTACTGGTATCATTCATGCCTACTCTTTTAATACTCTTGCGAATCTCTTTATCATGAGGATAAAATCTTAAACAAGCTATCTCTGGTTCACCACAATGTATACATGTTTGATTTACTAAATATTGATTCAAAGAAGAAACTCTTTTATGATAATTTCTTTTTGTCACTTTTTTAATGGTTTCTTTATACTTTTTGTAATGTTTATTGGACATAAAACTATTTATATGTTTCTAAACATATAAAAACAAATCTAGAGTATGATTTTTTTATAAATAAATGAAAGAACTTAAAGATTTAATTAAAACTTTATAAAAATAAAATAGGAGTAAGTCAATGGCGTTTTTAGTATCACCAGGCGTACAAGTAAACGAAATCGATTTGACAAATGTTGTACCTGCCGTTGCAACAAGTATTGGTGCTATTGCTGGAGCTTTTGAAAAAGGCCCAGTATCATCAATAGTTAATATCTCTAGTGAAGAAGAACTAGTACAGATATTTGGCAAACCAGTTACAACTGGTAATCAATTCGAAACATTTTTTAGTGCCGCAAACTTTTTAAAATATACAGATTCATTAAAGGTAGTCAGAGTAGAGAGTGCATTATTAAATGCTGGAGCAAACTCTGGTATCTTAATTAGAGATGATGACCACTATCAAGCATCTTTCGAAGATGGTTCAGGTTCTCATGGAGAATGGGCTGCAAGAACAGCAGGAACACATGGTAACTCATTAAGAGTTGAAATATGTCCAAGTGCAACTGCATACGAACAAGATTTAAGTACAAACAACTTAGTTGCTGGTGCTGGTGCAGTTGGCGATACAACAATAACTGTAGATGACGCTGATGCTTCAGGTTTTGCTTTTAACGTAGGTGATTTAATATCATTCTTTTCAGATACTTCTAACCTTGTATCTATTGATGATTTCAATGAATACGAAGTAGTATCAATTTCAGGTGAAGTATTAACAATCAGATTAAAAGATGACCCAAATGGTGCTGGTCTACAAAGTGTAATAGCAGACAATTCTAAAATTAAAAGAAGATGGAAATATGCTGACTTATTCTCAGGTGCTCCAGGCACATCAGACTATAACACAGCCAATGGTCGTGGTGCTGGTGATGAACTACATGTAGTCGTTGCTGATGCTGATGGTAAAATAACAGGATACGATACAGATACTGCTGGAAATAGTACAAGGGCAGTTATAGAAACATTTGGTTTCATGTCTAAGAACTCATCTGCTAAATCACCACAAGGTGATAGTATCTATTATCCAAACGTAATATTTGCAAAATCATTATTTATATTTTGGACAGACCATATAACTGCTGGTAGTAACTGGGGAACAGATACAACAACAGCTTATACAAGTGTCTTACCGACAACTATTGATACTCTAACAGGTGGAACAGATGACTTTTCTACAACTGCTGGAGAAATAGAAATTGGATATGACAAATTTAAAAATTCTGAATCAGAAGATATCAATTTAGTAATTGGTGGTTCATCTAGTTTAGTTGCTGACACTGCTGCTGGTCACGATACTCATGTTACAATGATTACAAGTCTAGTAGAAGGTAGAAAAGATTGTGTTGGATTTGTTTCACCACATCGCTCTGCTACAGTCGGTGTTACAACATCAGTACAACAAGCAAAAAATGTAAGAACTGGTGCTGATTTATGTCCTAGTTCATCTTACATGGTATTCGATAGTGGATACATGTACATGTATGACAAGTACAATGATGTTTATAGATTCGTACCTTTAAATAGTTCAACTGCTGGATTGTGTGCAAACACAGACCAAGTTGCTGATGCATGGTTCTCACCTGCTGGATACACTAGAGGAACAGTTAGAGGTGCAATTAAATTATCCTTTAACCCTGATAAAGCAGATAGAGATATTCTTTATCAAGCAAGAGTTAACCCAGTTGTTAACTTTCCAGGCCAAGGTGTAACTTTATTCGGTGACAAAACTGCTCAAACTAAACCAAGTGCTTTTGACAGAATTAATGTCAGAAGATTATTCTTAGTATTAGAAAAAGCAATTGCTACTGCTGCTAAATTCCAACTCTTTGAATTCAATGATGAATTTACAAGAGCTCAATTTAGAAGTTTAATTGAACCTTTTTTAAGAGATGTTCAAGGTCGTAGAGGTATCACAGACTTCTCAGTGAAGTGTGATGCATCAAACAATACAGGAAGTGTTATTGATAGAAACGAATTTGTTGCAGACATATTTGTCAAACCAGCTCGTTCTATTAACTTCATCACATTAAACTTTGTTGCTACTCGTACAGGTGTTGCGTTTAGTGAAGTAGGGGGTTAATCATGGCACAAATAGATGATTTCAAAGCAAATTTAGTTGGTGGTGGTTACAGAGCTAATCAGTTTAGAGTAACTATTACACCACCTGCTGGAATTGCAACAGGATTAGATGTAAGAACTACTTCTTTCCTATGTAAAACAACTTCAATACCTGAGATTACTATAGGGAATATTGAACTTGCATATAGAGGTAGAAAAATAATGGTTGCTGGAGATAGAGATACTACTGGTGACTGGACAACTACTTTTTATATGGATACAAATATGAGTATTATAAATGCTCTGCAAAGATGGAATAATGGTATTAATGATTTCGATACTAACTTAGGTGTTAATTCATTATCTGATTACGCAACAGACTTAACTGCTGAACTGTTAGATAGAGATGATACTGTATTGAAAACATACATTTTTAAAAATGCATGGCCAATGACTATTTCAGGTCTAGAGTTAGATTCTGCTGGAGAATCTGCAATAGCTGAATTCACTTGTACATGGAAATATCAAAATTATTCTATTAGTGGTGTTAACTTCTAAATCAGTCTTTTTTTTCCTTATAAATAAAGGACAATAGGAGATAAAGGAGATTTTATTATGGCAGAACTATTTGGTTTCAAATTTGGTAAAAGTCAAGATACCGCTAGTCAAGAAAAATTCACAGCACCAGCTAATGATGACGGCACAGTCGAAATCGCTGGTGGTGGTTTTTTTGGGCAAGTACTAGACACAGATGGTAGAGAAAGGAATGAGGTTGACTTAATCCGTAGATATCGTGAGATATCACAACAACCAGAATGCGATAGTGCAATAGATGATATAGTCAATGAGGCAATCGTATCTAATGAACGTGACCAAGCTGTAGCTATCGTTCTTGATAGACTAGAATACAATAAATCAATTAAAGATAAAATTCGTAAAGAGTTTGATGTTATATTGTCGCTTTTAGATTTTGATGTAAAAGGACACGATATTTTTAGAAGATGGTATATTGATGGTAGAATTTTTTACCACAAAGTAATTGATAAGAAGAATCCAAAACTGGGTGTTGTTGAAGTAAGATACATAGACCCTAGAAAAATTAGAAAAGTAAGACAAGTAAATAAAGAACAAAAACCTGGCACTACTTTAGCTATGATAAAAGGTGTTGAGGACTTTTACTTATATAATGATAAAGGATTAAATGCTGGAGCATTAACTGAAGGCATAAAAATTGCTGGTGATTCTATTACATACGTACCATCTGGTTTAATCGACCAAAATAAAGGTCATGTACTTTCTCATTTACAAAAATCAATCAAACCTGTTAATCAATTAAGAATGATTGAAGACTCTGTAGTTATATACAGAATATCTAGAGCTCCTGAAAGAAGAATATTTTATATTGATGTTGGTAATCTTCCAAAGATTAAAGCAGAACAATATTTAAAAGATGTAATGAATAGGTATCGTAACAAATTAGTTTATGATGCATCTACAGGTGAAATCAGAGATGACAGAAATCATATGTCAATGTTAGAAGACTTCTGGTTACCTCGTAGAGAAGGTGGTCGTGGTACAGAAATTACTACACTACAAGGTGGACAAAACTTAGGTGAGATAGAAGATATAAAATATTTCCAAAATAAATTGTATCGTTCATTGAATGTACCTATTTCTAGAATGGAAGCTGAAAGTGGATTTAGTTTAGGTCGTGCTAGTGAGATTACTAGAGATGAATTAAAATTTACTAAGTTTGTACAAAGACTAAGAAAAAGATTTACCCCATTATTTACTGACATGTTAAAAGCTCAGTTAATTCTAAAAGGTATTGTTACCTTAGAAGATTGGACTGTAATGAAAGAACACATTCAATATAACTTTCTACAAGATGGTCATTTTGCTGAATTGAAAAAAGCAGAACTGATGCAAGATAGAATAGATGCATTAGGTTCTATTGAATCATACATTGGAACATTCTATAGTAAAGATTGGGTACAAAAGAACGTACTAAATATGACAGAAGCAGAGATAGAAGAAATGCAAAAACAAATTTCTATAGAAGCTGGAACTGATGTAGATGATGGTGGTATTGATGTACCAGATGGTACAGATGGTATTACTAGATATCCACAAGATTCTACAGGTGGATTCATATCTGCAGATGACCTAGAAGGTACGGATTCAGATGGTGTAAATAATAAAGGAGATGACAATGACTGAAACTAAAAATATAATAGATGCTTTATCTAATGGTGATAATCTAGGAGCTGAACAAGCTTTTAAAGATTCAATTGCTACAAAAGTTGGTGATGCACTAGAAGTAAAAAGAAAAGAAGTCGCAAACACGTTTGTCCAATCAACTAAGGTTGAGGATGATGGCGATAAAGTTTAATAAGTTTTATACACCCTTTTTAGAAAAGGATGAACATAAGAAATCTAAGGAGTATAAGAAATTATCACCAAAGATGAAGACGGCAGTAGATGCTATATTCAAGATAATGGATGCTAAACCTAACGATTTCCTAAATACTTTTGATAAAACTATAAATACAGTTAGTAAGAAGAATAAGGTTCGTGAAAAAGAACTAATTTCGTACTTTGAAAGAGAAGTACTATCAATTTAATTAGGAGTAGGTTTAGATGGCTTTTACAACAAGAACATTAAGAGATACAGTAGTAAATGCTGCTGGTGCTGGTGGAACAGTAACAGTTAAGGTTGATATCGAAGATGACACTGGGGCAAATAATGCTATATTAGATGCAAGTGGTTTAGATGGTCATGCAAATGGTGCTAAATTACACATCAGTAGAATTTGGTGGGCATTGACTCAAGGTAGTGCAGATGATGATACTGGCCATGTTGAACTTCAAGAAGTATCTTCTGGAACTGATATTGTTCAGATTAGACTTGCTGGAACTGGACACTATGATGGTTCTGCTGGATTGATTAAGGGAACTGCGGCTAACACAACAGCAACTTCTGGTGACCACGAGTTAACTTGTTTTGGTACATCTGGTTTTGTTATAATTGAATTCAAAAAAGACGAAGCTTACACAACATAGAGAGAATTATGAATAAAATAAAATTAATATCTGAATCTATTTTACAAGATGTAGAGTACATCACAGAAGAAAAAGCAAACGGCAAAAAAGATTACAAGATTAAAGGTATCTTTATGCAAGCTGATATTAAGAATAAAAATGGTCGTGTATATCCAATGGAAATACTTCAGAAAGAAGTAAAAAGATACAATGAAGAATTCATCAACGAGAAGCGTGCATATGGTGAATTAGGGCATCCAGAAGGCCCAACAATAAATTTAGAAAGAGCTTCTCACATGATAACTGCACTTTACGCTGACGGCAAAAACTTTATAGGGGAAGCTAAAATACTTGCAACACCTATGGGTGAAATCGTTAAGACCCTTATGGATGAGGGTGCTAAACTTGGTGTTTCTTCAAGAGGAATGGGAAGTTTAGAGGAAAAGAAAGATGGTGCAAGTTATGTGAGGAATGATTTCTATTTAGCTACAG